CATGACGACCAATCTTGACCGCCATTGGTCATATAATACGTTATCTCTGCGTTAATTGCTGGATCAAATAACGAGTAGTTACTATCCAGTTTGAATTTTTCTTTTCTATCATCACCCAAGTTTCCTATCATGTTGATCTGAAAAATTCCGTAGGAGCTGTCTCCAGTGTTCCTGTTGCCGTTATAAGCCATTGGGCGTCCATTAGACTCCTTTTTAGCTACAGCCCACGCCATTTTAAGGGCGCTACCCTCAAAGCCTACAGCTTTGAGAAGTTCAACCAATTCTTTGTCTGTTAAAGACTCTGATGGTTTCCACACAGTATTGCTGAATTTCTCCAGCTTTTCCTTGTTAAGTTGTGCTTCGGTTTTTACATCTGGCTTTACAACCAGAGCAGAAGCTGTTTGAATCATTTCTGGTTGACCAGTAAATAAAAACAATACAGCTACTGATATTGCAACATAGTGATGTAAAACATCGCTAAGTTTTTCTTTTATATTCTCCATAGGCATTTCCTCCAATAGAGATAACGAACTATAAGAATACCATTAGAAACTCTAATATGTCAACTTGTATTTATCATTATACCTGTTTTAGTTAACTGATAATAATGGTCTAATTGTTCATTTTTATTAATCACCCTTCACTTTCTTAAAAAAGTTTGGTAGAATAAGACTCTACTTAAATTACATTAAACCGCTAGGCGGAGAAACAGGTTCTATAAATGTCTAATACTATTGAAAACCCGTACGAAAATTTTATTGCGTTATCTCGTTACGCTAGATGGATTCCAGAAGAGAACCGTCGTGAAACGTGGGGTGAAACAGTAGATCGATATTTTGATTTTATGTTAAACCACCTAAAAGAAAATTATAATTATATTCCAGATGAGAAGCTTGTGGCGGAATTAAAAGACGGTGTATTTAAAAGAAATGTCATGCCCTCAATGCGCTCCGTGATGACATCTGGAGCAGCTTTAGAAAGAGATAATGTAGCTGGATACAATTGTTCATTTGTTCCAGTAGATAGCCCAAGATCATTTGATGAAACGATGTATATTTTGATGTGTGGAACAGGTGTTGGGTTTTCTGTTGAATACAAGTATGTTAACAAGCTTCCTTCCGTCCCAGAATCATTTGAAAAGTCTACTACCGTTATAATCGTAGAAGATTCAAAACAAGGTTGGGCAAAAGCATACAGAGAGCTTCTTGCTTTACTTTGGTCGGGCCAAATCCCAGCAGTTGATGTTTCAAAAGTTAGACCAGCAGGAGCAAGACTTAAAACTATGGGCGGTAGGTCTTCAGGTCCACAACCATTAGTTAATCTGTTTGATTTCACAATTGCAAAGTTTAAGAATGCTGCAGGCCGTCAACTAAAGCCAATTGAGGCACACGACATTATGTGTAAAATTGGAGAAGTTGTTGTAGTTGGAGGAGTCCGTAGATCTGCAATGATTTCTCTTTCAAACATTAATGATATAGAAATGGCAGCAGCAAAATCTGGCAACTGGTGGGAAAACAATACCCAACGTGCACTTTCAAATAACTCTGTAGCTTATTCTCGCAAGCCAGAGATGGAACAGTTTATTGCAGAATGGAAAAATCTATATGACTCAAAATCAGGTGAGCGTGGGATATACAATGTTGCTGCAGCACAAGCACAAGCAGCAAAGTATGGAAGAAGAGATCCAGAAATTCATTATGGAACGAACCCTTGTTCAGAAATTATTCTTAGACCCTATCAGTTTTGCAATCTTTCAGAAGTCGTACTTCGTGAAAAGGATACAGTTGAAGATGTATCAAATAAAGTACGCCTTGCTACAATTCTTGGGACTTGGCAGTCAACGCTAACAGACTTTAAGTATCTTCGTAAGATTTGGAAAGACAACACAGAAGAAGAGCGCTTGCTTGGAGTTTCTCTAACAGGACAATTTGGGCACAAGTTCTTTTCAGGTAAACAAGGCCTTGATAAGTTGGAAAAAACACTTGAAGGCCTTCGTGAATATGCAAGAACAACTAATTCAGAAGAGGCAGCAAAGATTGGGATTTCTGAGTCTGCAGCTATTACATGTGTAAAGCCTTCTGGTACAGTCTCTCAACTAGTTGGAGTGTCTTCAGGAATGCACCCATGGCATTCTCCATACTATATCCGTACAGTTCGTGGATCGAAAGGAGATCCAATTTCTTTGTTTTTAAAGGAAGTTGGAATTCCAGTAGAAGACGATGTTATGAAACCAAATGAAACTTATGTATTTTCATTCCCAGTAAAAGCTCCAGATGGCGCTATTGTTAGAAGCGATCTAACAGCTTTAGATCACCTAAACACTTGGCTTGTTTATCAACGTGCTTGGTGCGAACACAAGCCTTCTATTACCGTTTCAGTAAAAGAAGAGGAATGGATGGAAGTTGGAGCCTGGGTATATAAAAACTTTGATGAGGTTTCAGGAATTTCATTCCTTCCTCATTCAGATCACACATACAAGCAAGCTCCATACCAAGAAGTAACAAAAGAAGAGTACGAGGCTCTTGTTGCAAAAATGCCAAAGTCTATTCGTTGGGAAGATTTATCTTTTTATGAAACAGAAGATGGAACTTCTGTAAACGCTACTCTAGCCTGTAGTTCTGATGGCAACTGCGAATTGGTAGATATTAGCGCATAGTGGTACAATTATAGAATTGGGCTAAGGCTCAAAATTCCTAGGCTACCCGCCTAGAAATAAGGAGGATCAAAAATGGCAAAAGCTAAAGAAGATCTAAATGGAGATGGAAAGGTTACAATGCAAGAGAAAATTCTAGCAGCACTGGCAAGTTATGGACGTCATTTTCTAGGAGCAGCAATTGCTCTGTATATGACTGGCAACACTAGTCCAAGAGACCTAATGTTGGGCGGATTTGCTGCCACAGCACCCGTAATTTTGAAGGCACTTAATCCAAACGAGCCATCGTTCGGATTCACTAAAAACTAAAAATAGTCAATTAGAAATACTCCTGTGCTAAAATTAGTACAGGAGTATTCCTATTTAGGAGACTATGGCAAATGGCAGGACAAAAGAATTTCGAAGTAGATCAAAATGCAACATTTAGCTTTGTAGTAGAATATAAAGACGAAAATGATAATGCTATTGATTTAACTGGCGCATCTGCAAAAATGCAGGTTCGTGATGTAAAGGGTGGAACAAAGTTAGCAGTAACTTTAACATCTCCAAGCGGCGGTATAGTAATAAATGGTCCTCTTGGTAAATTAACTGTAACACTTACACCAACTCAAACAAATAAAATCTTTTATCCAAAATCATCTTATGATGTTATGGTTATAGATTCTAATGGTAATAAGATAAAACTCCTTGAAGGGTTTATGACCCTAAATAGATCGGTAACTATTTAATGACTGAGTCCGTAGTTGTTCGAGAGCAAATAAACAAAGTAGTAATTTCTTCACCAGGACCACAAGGCCCAAGAGGAAGAACCATTTTAAATGGCACGGGAGACCCAGCAGCAAATCTAGGCCTAGTTGGAGATTTTTACTTTGACATGTTGTCCGCTGCATTTCACGGACCAAAACTTTCTGACGTAACTTGGTCGGGAGCAAGCAAAATATTTTTAACAAATAATACACTAGCTTATTCATGGGAGCTAGCTCAAGTAACTGGCCCTTCAATGGGAGTGTATTCTCTTGTTATTACTCATGGACTAGGATATCAACCAAACGTAACGGTTAAATCCAGTGCTGGAGATATTTTGGAAACTGGAATAGACTACAATAGTACTAATCAAATAACACTGACTATGGCTCAACCATTTTCAGGGACAGCATACCTGTCATAAGGAGATAGCAAATGGCAAGAAAATTTTTAGTTAGCGTTGATCTCAACAAGAATGAGTTGCTCAATGCTAGAATCCAAAACTTAGGCTCAGCGCCTTCAAACCCAGTAGTTGGACAGATTTACTACGATACATCAGATAGCACAATGTATTACTACAATGGACTATCAGCACCCAACGGTCCATGGATGCCAATGTCTGGCTCTACAGAGGTTATACAAGATGTAATTGGTTCTTCTATTGCTGGCGGAGTTGGTTTAACAGCAACATATGTCGATTCATCTGGAACAACAACAATTGATTTAGATGATACATCTGTAACTGCTGGTTCATATGGATCAACAACAGCAATTCCTACATTTACAGTTGACGCACAAGGTCGCTTAACTGCAGCAGGAACAGTAGACGTAGCAACTAACCTTTCAGTTGCTGGAGATACTGGAACAGACACGGTTGACCTTCTTACAGACACACTTACAGTTGCTGGCGGAGAAGGTATTGATGTATCGGTAACAGATAACACAATTACAGTTTCTGCAGAAGATGCAACATACACCAATAAGGGTGTGGCATCATTTAGCTCAACAGATTTTACGGTCACAGCAGGAGCCGTATCTCTTAATAAAGATCCCGTAATTACACTCTCAGGAGATATAACTGGTTCTGCAACGATGACCAATTTGGGCGATGTTACAATATCAACCACTATTGAACCAAACTCCGTAGCTCTTGGAACAGACACTACTGGAAGCTACGTTGCAACAATTTCTGGAACAGCTGGTGAAATTACAGTATCAGGATCTGGATCAGAGTCTGCAGCAGTAACAATTGGTTTGCCAGATGATGTAACAATTGCTGGAAATCTTACAGTTAACGGAAACCTTGATGTTGAAGGAACAGTTAACTCAATTAGCACTACAGAAGTAAATATTGTTGATAATAAAATTGTTTTAAATACAAATGTTACTGGGGCTCCATCAACTAATGCTGGAATCAAGGTAAATCGTGGTACGTCTTCAGATGTAGAAGTTCTATGGAATGAAACATCGGATCAGTGGACATTAACAAATGACGGTACAAATTATCATGAAATTACAAGAAAGTATAAGGAAACTCTTAATACTTCAGCAACATCTTATACAGTAAGCCACAACTTGGGCACAAAAGATGTAGTAGTTTCTATTTATGAAGTAGCAGCACCATTTGCAGAAATACTTACAGATGTTGAGCATACTTCAGATACATCCGTTACACTTAAATTTGCAGTTGCACCAGCATCTGGAGAATATAGAGTAGTTGTAATAGGATAAGGATTTTAAATGGCTAAAAAGTTTAAGTCCTTACTCAATCTTCTTACACTTCCAGAAGATCCACTTGTTGGTTTAACTGGAGATGTATATTTTAATGTCACTAGTAAAAACATTAAGATATACAACGGTGCAATTTGGGTTGACTTAACTCCAGCTTCTAAAGATCCCGCCCCATTCTATATGCATACCCATTCTTATGATGGAAATGTTCATACAGTTAACTTAAATGAAACTGTATATTTTGATAATTTAAATCAAAATTCTGGCGTTGAAGAAACACTTCCTGTTATAATTGGTATTGATGGTGGAAGTCCAAATTCAAATTATAGTAATGCAAGCTACACTCAGTTGACATTGCTAGACGGAGGCGAAATTGCCTAGTAGTTACCCAGATTCATTAGATAATCTTACAAACCCAGAAAGTACTTCAAGTTTAGAGGGCCATGCCCTTTTACACGCAACAGTAAATGATGCGCTAGAAGCTATTGAACTAAAACTAGGTGTAGATGGTTCTACAGACGTAAACTCTATTGACTATAAAATTTCTCAATTAGAAACAGATCTTGCATCACTAGATGCTGAAAATACTGGAGAGCTTTTAGGAGTTGATGGAAACAATGATATTTCAGCAACAGTTTGTGAAATAGAAAATGCAACAATTCTAGATTCTTTTACAGAATCAGTTTGGTCAACAGTAAAATATACAATTCAGATAACAAGGGGGGCAGAAATGTATGCCTCAGATATACTTGTACTAAGTGACGGAACTAACGTAAATGTTTCAGAGTCAAACATCATAACAAACACAAACAACAATCTATTTAATTATACATTTGAAGAAAATTCAGGTATAATTAGTCTCAAGATCACCCCTGTAAGTACTGCTGTTACAGCCAGATATTACAGAACAGCAATTAAAAAATAAGCAGTAAAAGGAGTCATATCAATGGCAACAGTAAATAAAAACTTTAGAATTAAACATGGTCTGGTTGTTGAAGGCTCAACAGCTACGGTTAATGGCCAAAATATACTTACAGAAACAGGTTCAGATCAATATATTCTGGATTTAGTTGGTGGCGAAAACCTTATAGATTCGGTTGCATCTGGACTTTCAGTAGATGCCAATAGCCAACTTTCTATTGACCGCACAGTTGTTGACGGTTGGTATGATTCAAATGGTGCAGCAGCAGCAGCACTTTCAGACGCACAAGATTACGCAGACACAGCCGAAGCAGATGCAGTAACATCAGCAAATGCTTACACCGATGGCCGTGAGACAGCAATCACAACTGCTTACGAGGCATACGCTGACCAAGCAGAGGTAGATGCTAAGGCTTACACAGACACTCGTGAAGGAGCAATCACAACTGCTTACGAGGCATACGCTGACCAAGCAGAGGTAGACGCTAAGGCTTACACAGACACTCGTGAAGGAGCAATTACAACTGCTTACGAGGCATACGCTGACCAAGCAGAGGTAGATGCTAAGGCTTACGCAGATGACTTGATCAATGATGCATCAAACCTTTCAACAGAGGTTTGGTCAGCATACAAGACAGCAACAGAAATTGGCGTTGCTCAGACAGCAGCAGAGGCTTATACAGACACTCGTGAAGGAGCAATTACAACTGCTTACGAGGCATACGCTGACCAAGCAGAGGTAGATGCTAAAGCTTATGCTGATCAAAAGGTTGCGGACCTTGTTGATTCAGCCCCAGCACTTCTTGATACACTTAATGAATTAGCAGCAGCAATTGGAGACAATCCAAACTATGCAACAGATCTAGCTACATCAGTAGGAGAAAAGGTAGCCAAGGCTGGCGATACAATGACTGGACTCCTTGTCCTTTCAGCAGATCCATCAGCAAACCTTGGTGCAGCAACAAAACAATATGTTGATGCAGCTGAAACAGATGCAGTAACATCAGCAAATGCTTACACAGATGGCCGTGAGACAGCAATTACAACTGCTTACGAGGCATACGCTGACCAAGCAGAGGTAGATGCTAAGGCTTACACAGACACTCGTGAAGGAGCAATCACAACTGCTTACGAGGCATACGCTGACCAAGCAGAGGTAGACGCTAAGG